CTCGCGGTCGAGATAGATGCCGTACTGTGGAGACAATGGCACTTTATCCTTGTTAAGCGCCAGTTCCTCGAAGTGAAGCGGCAGTATCGGCAGCAGCTCTGGCAGACGCTCTTCCAACGATTCGCTCATGATTGTGATCATCACGCGCACCTCACATCGACAACCATTGAAATACGATCTGTCCGACTGTTGTTTGTCACATCATGCTCCAGCGCGTTGTCGAAGTACCATGTCTCGCCAGGACCCATAAACACGCGCTCATCTTCACATCGGAATACGACGCCCGGCTCTGCCTGTAGGCAGATATGGTGGCGTGACCAGTACTCAGCATGTGCAGGCGTATCGCAGTGCGGGAAGATCACGCCGCCAGGCTTGATACGGTTAATCATGACGCGCCCGAGCCTTGTGCCTCCCACGTATGACATCAGGCCCATGATAAGCGGGCGAGCTTCTGGCAATAGCGCATAGGCTGGCTGGTCAATGCATTCGTGCTGGTCATACCTTGAAAAGTGATCAAGCACCTCTGCTTCGGTTTCCTTCACCGACTTGACAGGGAACCGGAGAATGATCGAATCAATCTCACCGAATGGGCCTTGCGGATAGTCGTGCAAGTAGGTGTCAGCGGTCCAAAGATCAGGCTTGCGGGCAATTGCGGCCAGCAACGGGGTGGTATCAATACCTTTGCCAATGAGTAGAAAGTTGCGCATGTTAATTTTTCTCCCCGCCGATGTGGGCGGCTAAACAAAGTATTCAATGTGGCCGATGATAGTTACGTTAGCACCGCTCGTGGTGTTGCCGGTACTAAGCTGGGCGCGGGCCACGTTATTTCCGCTGGCGACCACTCGCATTATGGACGGGTTGGCCGCAACTATCGTCAGATTTAGAGCCATAAAACCGACGATTGGAATTCCGCCCCATGTCATATACCCGTCGAATTCTGAGAATGTGGCGTTTGCCGCAATCGGTAGGCCTGTAATTTTCATAAACCCGCTGGCAGTGGTCCATGTAAAAGCCGATGTGACGATGGCAAAGTCGAGCCTAACGGTTCGCCCGATTTGGGTATACGCGCCAACCTGCGCGCTGTAGGTGACCGCCAAGTTTCCTGGGGTATCAAACGTCAAAACCGGCGTCCATGTCCCGGTTGTGTAGGCGATAAGGTCGAGCTTTGCCTTGTCTGCCGCCGACATACTCCCCGGAACGCTGCCTGTCGCCGCCACGATGCTTATGGCTGGTGCTGCGCCCCCGCTTGACACGATAGGCGCTGTACCAGTTACCGCCGATACAGTGGCGCCAGCGGCAATACCATCAAGCTTCGTTTTATCGGCTGCGGATAGACTCCCCGGCGTCGAGGTGGTCGCGGCATTGATACTGATAGCCGGTGCTGCGCCGCCTGAGCTGACAATGGGTGCAGTTCCGGTCACTCCAGTAACCGTGGCGCCAGTGCCGATACCGTTTAATTTGGTCTTGTCAGCAGCAGACATTGATCCAGCAGCCGAGGTTGTGGCAGCGCTAATGCTAATGGCTGGAGCGGCACCACCGCTGCTGATGATTGGCGCGGTACCGATCACGCCAGTTACGGTTGCCCCCGTCCCCATCCCATCAAGTTTGGTTTTATCTGCCGCCGACATTGATCCAGCAGCCGCCCCTGTTGCCGCTGTGATCCCTATTGCCGGGGTAGTTCCTCCCGTGGACGTGATCGGAGCTGTTCCAGACACCGCAGCGACAGCGGCCCCCGCCGTCATGCTGTCGAGTTTGTTTTTGTCGGCTGCCACCATTGATCCATCGGCAATGCCAGACACGGGCGAAATGCTGATCGTTGGGTTATTTCCGCCACTGCTGACAATCGGCGCCGTCCCGTGAACAGTTGCCACGGCTGCGCCTGCGGTCACCGAATCAAGCTTGATCTTGTCCAGCGCCAGCATTGCGCCTGGGGTAGTGATAGTCACTGGGAGAATGCTGATTGCTGGAGTAGTTCCGCCCGTTGATGCGATAGGCAGGACGCCGGTCACATCGGTTACGGCGTTTTTCAGCACCTCGGTTCGGTCGAAGATCTTGAGAAGAAACTGATACCAGATCGGATCAATACGCCCGGTGTTCGGATCGATAATCGAGACCGAAAAGTCAGGTATCACCGTGTTGATGTCGATAGCCATTAATCAACTCCCTGCGGGCTGTGCATCAATGAAGGCGCCAGACAGTGCGGTCTTGGCGTTGGCCGACCACGACAGCTCAAAAACCCGATCTCGGGCCATGCCTAGGCGCTGGAACTGGACGCACGTCAGGAACTCGCCAGACGCACCCATGTCCTGGGAAATGTAGGTCCCCCACGATGCGCCTTTAGTATCTGACCAGCGCAGGCGGATCTCTGGTGCCTCGGTCGAGTTAGCAACGCCGTTGCCCACTTCCATGTCAGCAATGAGTGTCCGGTACATCACTCGATCACCATCCGAAAGCAGATGAGGGAATGAGCGGATGCGGTGAATGGGTGACCCATCATCGGTGAACACGCTGGAGTCAAGCCGGTAGAGCTTCCCTGACTGCCAGTCGCCCACGATGTTGTTGCCGTTGAACAGAGCGTGGCAGTTGGCGCGCTGGCGGTTCTCGACACCGTTGGCATCCATGAATGTGCGTTCATGCCATTCGCCGGTAGCCAGATCAAAGGCCCATGTTTTGTTAGCCGTAGGGAAGTTCAGGACATAGAACGTGTGGCCTTCCTGCTGGTATGTGTAGGCCGTTGCGTCATCAACGCGAGCGTATGACTGGAATTCTTTTTCTATAGCAAAGGTCGAGATCCGTACCCGGTCATAGTTCTGAGTTTGCAGGACCATGCACTCCCCTTGTGGTGAGCGACTGAGCCAGAACAGCGAACCGTCCATTTGCTGCACGGAAGCCGCCGCCGCGCACCCGAACTGGATAAACGCGCCAGGCATCCGGGCGAACGTGAACGCAGTAGCTCCCGTGTTGTACCAGACCTCGGTTGTCTGCTCGCCAAAGATGAACACTTGGCGCTTAGCTGCACCCACGGCAACTATCTTGTCGCTGAAACCAGTCTTACCGGCGAAGTCCAGGCCGTCGAAGGTGACCGTCAGGAAGCCGCTGATGTACCACTGATTGGTATCGGGGCGATTGAGGATAAAGAAACCGTCCACCAGATCAACGCGGCTGCCGCCATAGAACGCCTCGGTGCTTGGAACTTGCTGGAAAACCCCGGTGTATAAGTCGAGCGTCCAGCCTATCGATGACCCGTCAACGATCAACAGGGAAAGGCTGTTATCCACCATCGACACCGGGCCTGAAACCGAGTCGATAACCCCGATGGCAGTCAACACAAAATCGCTTGAGATCGAGTACAGGGTGTTATTGCAGACGCCGTACAGAATGCCAAGGGTAGATGTATACAAGCAGCGCCAGCCCGTCACCGGAGCCGTCACCAGCGTGACAATACCCGGCGTCTGATAGTAGGTCGATGGGTAGGGCGAATCCTCCTTGTTGTGTTCGCTGTACAGGTTGACGCTTCTCTGTGCGCTGGCGATCAAGCTTCTGGACGAATACGCACCCGCTGATAGTGGAACTTTCATAATCAACTCCCCTGGTCGGTGTAAATGTTATAGCGGCCCCGAGAAGTCAGGAACGGTTGAACCTGCATACGCGGGATCTGGACATTTGCAGATTGCAGGCAGTTGAGTGAGGCCTTTGCCAAGCCAGTGATGGTCGGGTCTGGCTGCATCCCATACATCGGGCGCATCCGTCCTGCCAAGTTGTACATGATCGCCTCTTCATACTGCGCAGGGAGGTTGATCACGTCGGCCACGGTGGCAAAGGTCTGGAACTGATCAAGAACAGTAACGTGAAGCTCATATACGTTTGATGGAACTGGCCAGGCGTATAGCGTGCCCAGCGGAAACCCTGAGTCATAGAACAGGAACGACGGCATTGAACCCATCGTCTTTGCCAGGATGCGGTCGTAATCCTCACGCGACCTGATGATGTTCAACGAGTAATCAATCTTGTTGGTCGAACCGACAGCGGGAAGTCGGATAAAGGCGGTCACTATCTCGTTCGGGCGTGAAGCCTGCACGATGTCACCACCGGGGCCGATGGAATAAGACAGCGCGCCAGTGCAGGGAATAGACAGGTTGACCAAGTGGTACATCATGTATCGCTTGGTCTGCCACTGAGCAAGCATCATTTGCATGAGCTTAAAGCAGTCCTGCATATCCTCTGCCGAGGCGGTTTGTCCGACACCAATGACGCCCGATTGTTTGAGCGCAAGGTTGATCAGTTCTACGGGCGTCGTCATGGTTTATGCCTCGGCTGCTGGAGCGTTACCGTTTGCCAGGATCTTGGCCTTGATCTCATCTTCAAGGCGTTGGGCGCCCCATCGGCCATCCACTGCGATACCCAGATCATTTGCGGTGCCGCGCAGGGCTTCCAGATCCTTGTTGGCCTGATCGGCTGCTGCCAGCTCTGCCGCCAACTTGTCTTCGGTGTCGTGTTCCACCTCATCAGGGAAGTTGAACCAGCCGGCGCCAAGTGCGGTTTCGGCCGCTTCGTCATCGACGATCACTGCGCCAGTTGCCGAGTATTTCCATTTAGGGAATTCGAACATGGTTGTTTCTCCAATTATGAAAGTAAAAAAGCCCCCCAAGGTGGGAGGCTTTCGAGTGTATCAGTAAGCGCCGAAGCCCTTACAGCGCGTCACCAACAACGCAAATCCACTCAGGACGCACGGCAACAAAGCCGTACAAGATGTCGAGACGCCAGATGAATCGGTCGTTGATGATGTCGTACTGGCCGACGATACGCAGGCTTACGCCGCCGTAGGATTCGCGGGCCGCTTGTTGCACGCCATTCGGCAACTCAAGGTCAGCCGTTGCCATAGTGATGGCTTCTGGCACATAGGCCAGGTTTTTACGGTAGATGGTGTTTGGCGCGCCGAGCAAGCTGATCACCGCCGAGTTAGCCGGGGATGCAGTGACGGTGCTGTAGGCGGCTGGAGCAACCACGATAGCAGGATAGATCGGGATCGAGGTGGCACCAGTCAGCACGTTCGCGGTGACATTGAACTGTTGCAGTTCTCCCGTCGATTGCTTGGTGATGCGGTTAACGGCAAAAACACCCGCCAGGGTAATTATGTCGCCTTTGTTCAGTGTGCCGGTGATGGCGTTGGTGGTGAGCGTCGAACCGGTTTGCGAAGCGCCGTTGACGGTGCCTGCGGTGAAGCTGCCCGGCGTGTGTTTCAGTACGGTTTGATCCATGTACCAGTCGAAGCCAAGCACGTCGTTGGCCATCTGGCCGGTTTCAAATTGATCCTTCAATTTGGTTTGGCTTTGGAACAGACCGGATAGGCTCGAGACGGTACGGGCCTGGGTCAGCGGGTCCAGCATGGCACGGCGCGATGCGCTGGTACGCGGGGCGCTGTTGTTGTCCAGCTTAGCGCCAGCCAGCAACCATTCGGTCATGGTCGGCGTAGAGATCACACCTGAGCCACCGTCTTTGAAGATGAACGCAGAAGCACTCTCTGTGGCGGTCATAACGTCAGCCGCTACAGCACCGGCAAGGTTGTTCATTGCTGGCAACAGGATGCGCTTCGAAAAGTCATCCAACGACAGGGCCATATCCACCGATGTGAATGCCATATCAACACCCTTTTGGGCGCTGACTGTCAGCGAGGTGAACTGTTCAACCGTGTCAGCCGGGGATGCCACCGCGCCAGAACGCACGATGTAATCGTTGGGCAGACGAATTTTCAGAGTCGAACCGATTTTAGCGCCTTCTTTTGCGAACTGGTTATCGTACTGACGGTCGATGTTTTTGAGGAAGGCATTGCTGTTCATGAACAGGCGCAGCGCTTCTCGGGTGATCATGCTGATTGTTAAAAGTGTGTTGGCCATGACTGGTTACCTTTTGGACTGTGAGTTGCGCGCCGCGATGAATTCGTCCATCGACATGTTTTCAAGGGATTTGCCCGAGGGTGCCCCTGTGTCGATGCGAGAGTTAATCGGATCTGGCGCGTTGGATACCGGTTTGGTGACTCGGGCCGGGGCTTTGGACGCAATGCGCTCAAGTTCTCGGCCCTGTTGCAGCGGGGGAAGGGACAGAATGCGGATTGCTTCGTCAGGGTTC